TCTTTAATATGAATTATTTCTTCTGGTGAAAATCTTCTGTTAGCTTGAAACTTATATTCTTTAATGTACGTTCTTTCGTCTGGTTCAATAGTTACAAAGTTTGCTGGCAGATGGTACAATCCCGCCCCGTCGAAATACATAAATATGTTACCGTCTAGTAATAAATCTATTACTAAGTTACGGCGAAAAGATGACATGTCCTGATAGGGATTAGGCTCCTTGTTTAGGATCCGCTCCACTGTCTTATTTCTAACACCTCGAACGACTGGCGTCAGCCCCGGAATGGAGTTTCCCACCGATAGTGGAATCTCGCTAACATCATCCACAATCATATTCACGCCTCTATTCACAATTTCTAATTGCTCATAGTACGCGGTATAACTAGTGATGATTTCTTTAGAGCCTAACTCACCTGCTCCGTATATGTCCACTATATCCTGCTGTGCAGGATTTAGCTTCTCTACAGGTTCTTGTCTACTCCAAAATTTCCAGTTTGCCATGTTTCTCTTTCATTCGCTGTACCCAGCGAGCCTGCTTGGGTGCTGTAGCTAATACAGGATTTTTTCCATAAATACTATGAAGCTTCTCGTGATGATCTTTACATAAAGTAGCTGCATGTATATACAGCTCATCTTTATGCTGGTTCTCAAAAACTACTCTCCATTCAAATGCTTGTTCTGGTGTAGTAACTTCTGTTTTATGCTTCTCAAACCAATTATTAACTAGAACACTAATAGTATAAAAGTGATGAAAGTGTAGATTTTCAGTAGTTCCACAAATCTCGCACTTACTTCCTTTATTATACTTAGACTTACAATAATCTCTTAAATACTTAGTTGGGTACCTTTTTAACTCGTTGTCGGCCATATACTAGCTCTTAGGCTCCCGTTTTTACTTTATTATTAGAGTCAAGTTTATCGTGCTATCACATAAAAGTCAACACTTATTTTTGAGCATGTCCTCAAAAAGTGGCCCCTACAGTTTCAAAACTATACACCGCGTATCTCAATGCGTCCGCCATGTGACTAAACTCATTATGCTTCGGCTTTTCCACAATCAAATTAGGGTTAGGATCCCACGTATACTGATCCAGAGATGCCAATACTCTAGTGCATCTACTATCCACAATCAACTTTCCGTTATCCACTAGAGATCCGACAGCCGATATTCCATCTCTCACCGACTTCTTCGCATTCGTAGTCGTTATGTCATAGCTCTGAGCGAGGTCAAAGCGGGTTTGCGCAGCCGCAGAGTCTATAAATATGAAGTCCACTCCATACTTATCTACCAGATTCCTTATATGCACAGCATGAGCCTCCGTCGTCTTAGCGGAGTCATAATACTCATCTAGCACATAGAAGTTCTCCCCATCTGTCGCTATTACACACATAGCGGTCGGATCTTTAAAGCCCACGTCCAGCCCCGCAATGATGTCCATACCCCTAATATCTAGCCCGCTCAGATCAGCTACACACTTCTCCGCGTCAAACTGCCATATCTGACCCTCAAACTTCGTAAAGTCTGCCTCGTACTCCTGAGCAAACTCTGCGTAAGACATAGATCTCCTAGCCTCTTCAATATCCCGCTCATTCGTCCTAGGATTATCTCTCCAGGTGGCATGCACAGACACCCATTCTGGGAAGTCGCTGCTAAAGCCCCGCTCATAGAATCGGCTAAACCAGTTGTTACGGCCCCGCGGTGTAGATATAAACAAAGCCTTTGACCGCTCCTTGTCCAGAGTAGGTCGCAACGACACGTTGAACGCATCCTCTCCATCTGTCAGAGCAGCCTCATCAAAAATAATCAAGTCATAGGAACGCCCCACGCAGCTATCCACTTGATTGACCGAACCCATACGAATTGAGCTGCCATTCTCTAGCTCTATGACACGATCCTTCGAGTTGTCCTTTGCTACTTCTAAGTCAAACCGCTTTATCAGCGACCTCTGCAAATCAAAAGAGATCTGCGACAAAGCGTAGTTTGGTGACATAACTAGAAGATGGCAACCCGGGACTAGAGCAACCAGCTGACCCAGTATATTTGCGATATAGGTCTTTCCCTGCCTTCTAGAGATAGCAGCACACACAAACCTGTATTTTGGGCTGTTTAGTGCATTTATAATTGCTATCTGACTAGGAAGGGGTTCTATGCCTAGCAGGTCTAAATAGGGCTTGACAGGAAGGCGTAAGAACTCCTTCTTGTCGACCACGGAATCATAGGGAACATCTAATCTAGAGACTTTCATTGAGACAGTTTACGCCTTATATCTTCGAGGGCTATTGTTTGCAACTCTAGTTGCTTTTCTATTACTTTGTACTGTGTTTCTAGCACTAGAACTTTTCTGTCTAGAGCAGTTAATTGGGCAACACTAGAGGTAATAATCTGTTCTTGCTCTTCTACTCTGTATGAGAGAGTTGCAGACCAGGAGACTACTGCGGCCGCCTGCGCTAGAAGAGCGATGATTACTCCGTATTTTTCAATCAGTACTTGCATGAAGTTTCCTAAGTAACTCTCCATAGTTTCCGGAGCCAAACTCATTCACGTTGTTTTGAACATTAACTTGGTGAAGGGGTTGGGTAGGTTTGGAATTTTTGATCTCATCTTGGCGCATCTTGTGATATTGCGCTAGTACATCTAGAAGATCTTTGGAGGTATACATTTCGGACTCGCGAGCTTCTTCTAGTTTGGACTCTATGATTTCTTCCATGAGGGCGAAGAGCTTTCCGCGGTTACGGTAGCCCTGATCTAGAAATACATTGTCGACGTACTCCTTGACTTCACGCTTGTCAAGATAGAGGGTTACCTCGGATGGCGTGATTCCAAGAAGCGTGGCTGTTTGCGTGATCGAGCCGGTGGCAAGATACGTGTTTGCTACTTCTAGCGATTCGGGGGCAATTTTTTGAATGTTCATGGGGTGATTATAGGGGTTGGGGGGTTGAAAGTCAAGAATTATTTTTTGTTGTGGTTGGTTGCGTGAGCTTTAGCACCCTTGTGGGATGAGTTTTTTCTTAAAGTTGCGCGTGTGGGATACCGCGGTCGGTAAAGTTACTTGACAGTCTCGGAACCGCCCCTGTCCTAACAAGCGGGCGGACGCACTAACAAGCGGGCGAACGCGTTAACAAGCCGACGCACTAACAAGCCGACCCACGCACTAACAAGCCGACCCACGCGTTAACAAGCCGACCCACGCACTAACAAGCGAACACGTGAAAAAAAACATGTTGACGCACGCCGAGCAGACTTGCTATGATTAGCCTATGTTTGATGCTATGTTAAAATCCACTGTACGCGCCCCGGTAGGGGCGCTGGGAGATGCTATGCTGCATTCTAAAGTTTCGTCAATTTTTGTGATGGTCTCGGGCGAGTGCGTCGCGTGGGAGATGAAAACCCGTCACCCCGCATCATGGATTGATACTTGTAAATTAGGTTTGGTAATTGCCGCGATGCGTCGCCTCGGGCATAACGATATCAGCGTTTTCGCGCTGGATCAGGACAAGCGGGAAGTCACCGCTGACTGGTATCTTGACAAAAACGGTAATCTGGCATTTGTTGGCGTGGAGATTGCATAATCATGGCGCGCAAGAATCTTGCAGAACAGGCTCGGGCTTATGCCGTTTTCTTGGCATACAATTTCACATGTGTATCATGTGGCGCGTATGCCGTCAACATTGATGACGATTCGGCGCTGCCAACGTATGCTGATTGTAGGCGCGCGTTATTAGAGGAGGATCATATAGACCCGCGCAAGAATGGTGGTGACAATGCCCTTGACAATCTTGCTTGCCGTTGCCATTTTTGCAATAACAAGAAAAATGGTACACTTAATGTACCATATTTCGCGCCTCGCTTTCCGGGAACGGACCCGGTAACTATCATGCGCAACCGTCGCGCATGGGAAAATTACATTGATGCATTACGCGCTCTGAACGAACAGGAAGGAAAGTAACATGACACTATCGAACAAGGCAATTCAATTGATTGCTCAGGTAATGCGTGATCGCGGTGGCTTGGTCGACCTGATCGACGAGATACTTGTCGATCTGTTTGTCGCGGCGGAGACTGTCGAGGAGACTGCATTCGTCAACAAGATTGTCGCACGCTACACTTCGGAGAGCGCAGAATGATTGACTATATCGGACCGGTAGGCGTGTTGACAATCTGCGGAATTGTCGCTACAATTGTCATCATCGATCCACCACCGATTGTCAGGTTTTTTTGGCAATTGATTTCGTCAAGTTTCTGAGGAGGCATAGAATGCGCAACTATCTTACCGTTG